CGTACACCTTTGCATTGTCGGACACCTCTGCATCGCCGTACACCCATGCATTGCCGGACTGGTTTACATTTCCTTCTTTTTCTACCCATCCGCCAGTTTCTCCGGCTTCTACATCCGCAAATGAAATGAGTGCTTTGATTCGGAAAAGTTTCTTTCCGAAAATGTTAATTTTGGTTTCTGATGTTAATTCAAATTTCTTCATTTTCTTCCCCCTCTTTAATTACTGTGAATGCACAGTTTCTTTGTTTCGTCTTTTGAATTTTGTGATATACTCTCCTGTAAAGGAGGTGCTCATTTGGTAACAAGATATCAATATAAAATATTGAAAAAAGCTTTAAGAAATTGTGGATTTACTCCTATCAATCAGCGTGAAGTAGATGCCTGCAAATACCTTTTCAACAAAAAAATGCTTTATGCGCTCAAGATTGCGAGAGTACGAATATGAAATCACGCAAGCAGGAGAAGTTGCCATGAAAGCATATTTTCAAGATATATCCAGATTTTGGATAACAACTGTTCTGTCCATCATTGCACTGATTACCGGTCTTTTCTCAATTTCTATACAATCAGAGCCACTATTGAAATTGTTAGAGCAATTATTGAAATAACTGTTAAAACGTGTGTGCAAGTGGATAATGATTTCACATAACGCGAATATATTCCGAACTGCTCTTTCAGGTATTCGTTATCTGTCTGCTTGCTTGGAATCTCTTCAGCATAGTTATGGCGGGAACAGCAGTTATTTTGTGTTTCAGATTCCATTAGAATCTGTTCCATCTGACTCCACACACCGGACGTTTCTAATTTCGACCAGTCGTGGCTCGTCATTTCGAGTTGAACTGAAACTTGACCGAGAATATTTTTACTGACGGTGCAGTCTAACATTTTTCTTTACCTCCTGTGTTGCTTTTAATTACATTGTGTTGACATTTCACCTATACGCTCTTATTCTGTAAATACCAGAACCAGCATGCTAGAAATTAAGAAAGGAACGTATCGTGAATAAGTTTGGGTATTTTTTCATAAACCATTCAAGCAATGTCTTTCTTGGTTCGCAGAAATACCAGTGAAGAAACTTCTTTATTTTCTTTATAGCTTTTCGCCTCCAAGTTAAGAACTTTCTTTCTGTGCCTTATCAGAATCATCTGGCTTATTCTCGGAAAAACTTTCCGTCTTACCAAGAATGTATCCCTTGTCAAATTCTGACATATTAGGAATCGCGTTTTTCAGCTTTTCAACGATTCTTTTTTCTTTTTCAGACATGCACTCACTCCTTTCTTGTGATATACTCTCCTGTGAAAGGAGAGATGTTATGGAAATTTCTGGTTCACAAATCAAATTGTTAAAACGTCTTTATAAAACTGATATACCGTTGTCTGATTTTTCCAATTCAGAAAAAGGAGAAATAGAATATCTTGGGAAACGCGGATTCATTAAATACAGTAAAGAAGATACCGATTCAAGAATCACACCAACCATTGTCTGTATTCAGTCAGCCGGAAAAGCTTTTTATGATTCTTATGTAAGAGACCGCAGACGGTGGTATATCCCTGTTGTCCTGTCCATTGTTGCCATCGTAATCAGCTTATTTGCACTGTACAAATCTGGACAGGTAATCAATGTTTACATTGACGAAAATAAAATGAATACGGTCACAGCTGAGAATCCTCCGGCAAATGCAGATAACAAATAGGGAAAATTCGGATATCTGTAAATGATTGGTAATCCGTCACCATACTTGCGCAACGCTCTGTGTGCTTGTCTAGCCATTTTCCCATGTGAATAATGAGGGTCACTGTTTATGGAATCCAGAATTTCCCATTTTGTCATATTGTCATATTTTGACGGTGTTCTGTGGAACATTTGTTTTCACCTCCTCGATTCTTACCACCCCAGCACTAAACGGATTAAAACTGTTGCCGCACTTGCTACAATTGCTGGAATCACATATTCCATAATTGGATGGCGTTTCATATTTTTCGCTCATTCCGTTCTGAAATCTTCGACTCAAGAAACCTATCTGTTTTATCAGGATTCTTGTATTTTGCGATTGTTTCTCCAACCCCAAGAAAATATCCCTTGTCAAACTCTGACATATTGGGAACTGCCTTGGCTATTGATTCGAGAATCTTCTTTTCTTTCTCAGACAATATATTCACTCCTTTCTTACACGTTTTGATTCTTCAAAAGCAACTAAGTCACTTTCTGACACTCTGTAACCAGAGCCGTTCAGATTGATTGCCGAAAGTTGTTTATTCCGTATCCATCTCCACACGGTAGGAACTTTTACACTATATCTCCGAGCGATTTCTTCACAGGTGTAAAGACGTTCCAAAGAATCACCTCCTACTTATTTTTAGTTGCGTTTACCACTTATTTGTGTTATCCTAGTTAATGCCTATTGGCAAAGGAAAGGAGTGGTTATCATGACCCAACTTTTGAATTTGCCTGTTCCCTTTGCTCTTAATCCGTCCGTACTGATACCTCGACAGTCAAAACAGGTCAAAGACGGCTCTGATTGTTTTGTCAGCGATTAGGCATGTTGCAGAACCAAGACTGCGAAAGTGACAAGGTGCTTCAAGAAGCATTTGGTCTCGTCAGATGCGGCGTCAGCCTGCAAAGTACATAGGGTAAACAAATTTGGTAAAGAGCTGTTAGGGACGAGACCCCTAGCAGTTTCTTTTTATTTAATAGAAGCCTTGTTTCTATCAGATTGTGGTAAACGCTCAAGGCTTTGTGTTACCTTGTGCTATTATAATACCTCACTCAGATAGATTTGTCAAGCGTAAATCTCACAAAAAATTTGACAGAGTTAGATCTTTGTGCTACTATATACTTGCAGTTAAGAATAGGAGGTGAAAAGAGTGAATACCAGGATTCAACAAATAAGAAAAACTGCGAAGATGACTCAGGATGAGTTCGCCGAGAAAATCGGGGTATCTAAGAACTATGTTTGGATGATAGAAAAAGGAGAAAGAGTTCCATCAGATCGAACTGTCAAGGATATCTGTAGGGAATTCAAAGTCAACTACGAATGGCTGACTAAGGGAACAGGTGATATGTTCATCCAGAATAAGAGAAAATCCGAGATTGCGGATTTCGTTGGTTCAGTTCTGAATGGAGAAGCAGATAGCTTCAATATACGATTAGTAGAAATACTTGCTAATCTAAATGAATCAGAATGGGAAACACTTCAGAAACTTGCGAACGCTTTAGCGGACAAGAAAGAGGAGTAAAAAGATAGGGACAGGATGTAACTCCTGCCCCTTTTCTTTATTTCAGTCCTAGAAATGATATTATAAATCTAAATATTGTATATAATTGGTCATGGTCTGCTTTTTCTATCATCTCAATAATCTCTTTCTTATAATCCATAAGCAACCCTCCCTATTGCAATTACCACCTACATTACAGTATATGTCCGGTTTGTGGGAATAATCGAACATTCGTTCGCTTTTTTTGCTATTATATCATTAATGTTTGCCCTTGGAAACTGCCAGATATACACCGATATGTTTATGATTGCATAGAAATTATTCGTAACATCAAAGATATAGTCTTTTCTGTTTAGTGGCAGGGCGAATAAAAACGGCGGCATGCTCTGCTTTATTTCATGGGCGCTATTCTTATGTAGGGTAGAAGATCTGTACGCATTTTGGACAGAATACACTTCTGACTCTTCGCGGATATAATCGTCTACGCACATTGGTAAATAAACAATGTAATTAAGCAAAAGCACAGCTCCTATTATAATTAGTATATCTTTGATTATTTTCATTTCACAAATCACCTAAAAACTTCTATTTACAACCAAATTTAACGATGCTATAATAAAAATAGCATATTTAAACACTTTTTTTTGCAAATGGCGAAAACAACGCCCATAAGGGAATGATTTGAATGAAAATTGCGATTTGTGACGATGATAATTTACGAATTGAGATTTTCAAAAATAGCATTGACCGATATCTAAAAGAGCATGGTGATGGTGGATATACATTAACCACCTACACCAGCGGAAAGCCTTTGATCGACGATGTTTCAGATGGTGAATGGTATGACATTATAATTCTTGATGTCTCCATCAACGGAGAAAATGGCATAGAGATTGCCAAAAGATTAAGAAAAATCGGATACTATGGAAATATCACTTTTTGGACAAAACACAAAGAATATGTATTTGATGCACTTGATGTGCTACCGGTTCATTATATCATTAAAGGATCTGAGCATGGAAGAATGTATTCAGTTGTTGAGCAGACTCTTGAAAATATCCGTGAAAAAACGCTTACCATCAAGAACAAGGATTACTTTCACAGAGCTGAATTCCGGCGTATTGAATACATCGAAAGCCAGAACAAATACATAATGATCCATTGCACGTGCGGAATATCGCACAAGGAACGAGGAAAGCTCAATGATATCGAAAAGAGTCTTGACGGAAGATTTTTGCGCTGCCACCAGAGCTATATAGTTAATATGGACGAGGTAAGCGAAGTAAGCCATTTTTTTACGATGGTATCTGGCGCAATCGTCCCGATCAGGCAAAGAGAACTTGCAAAAATAAGAGAAAAATATGAAAACTACGTCATTGGAGGGAGATAAAGCATGAGCGAAGAAAAAACCAAAAAGTGTAAACATTGCAAGATGGACATTCCAAAAGATGCAAAAATATGTCCACATTGTAGAAAGAAGCAAAAAAGTGGAATATTAAAATGGGTTGTATTAATACTTATCATAGGAGTGGTTATCGGTGCTGTCACAGGCGAAGACAAATCCGCTGATAGTACGACAAAACAAACAGAAGCAACTGCTTCAGACAGTCAGAAACAGGAATCTGAGTCAATCGAATATACATCTGTATCTGTAAATGACATGATGGATGCCCTTAATAATAACGCTATGGGAGCGTCTGACAAATATAAAGGTAAATACCTTGAGATTACCGGAAAGCTCACAAACATTGATGCAGCCGGAAAATATATTGATCTCATGGCTGATGGAGATTTTGAGATTATTGGAGTTCAGTGTTACATCAAAAACGACGACCAGAAAGCTAAAATAGCATCTATGTCAAAAGGTGACACTGTTACATTGAAAGGAAAATGTACGGATGTCGGAGAAGTGCTTGGATATTCTCTTGATATTGATGAAATAGAATAAATGCTAAAAAAGACCGGCTCTCGCTACCAACGAGGACCGGTTTTTAAAAAAAAGAAAAATATTTTTACGTTCCGCAAAGCATAACGAAGTGAAACGTATCGCCTGACAAGTCATATTGTATCATCTTCGGTGTGTTCGGACAAGTCAGAAAGTTTGTTCGGTTAATAAGGAGGAAAAGAAATGGCAACTGCAAAAAAACTGCCATCTGGCTCATGGAGATGTCAGGTATTCAGTCACATCGAAGAAATCCCGTTATCAGACGGGACTATCAAAAAGAAAAGGGTTTATAAATCTTTTACATGTTCAGATCCTAGCAAAAAAAGGGAAGCGAATCTGTGAGCAAATGGCTGCCGAATGGGCAGCAAAAAAAGAAAGTGAAGTATTGACTGCGCGATATGTTCCACCAGAAGATATGACATTAAAAGAGGCATGTAATAAATACATAGAAAGCAGAACAGGCGTCTTATCCCCTGGAACTATTAGAGAATATAAGCGATCTGTCAAAAGAGACATGGCTAAACTTATGCCATTAAATATAATGGAAATCACTCAAGAGGATGTTCAAGCTGAAATGAATCGTGAAGCACTTACTCATTCGCCAAAAACTGTGTACAATATGCATGGCTTTCTTTCTACTGTCTTGAAGACCTATCGTTCGGATTTCATCTTAAGAACTTCCTTACCTAAAAAGGTAAGACCGAAAATCTATGTACCTACATCTGCCGAAGTCAAAAAGGTAATTGAATGTACTGTAGGTAGTGAATTAGAGATACCTGTTCTTCTGGCAGCGTTCGGTCCGATGAGGCGGTCAGAAATCTGCGCGCTTAATTCTGATCATATCAAGCAGAACATAGTACATGTCGAATATGCTATGGTTATGAATGATTCTCATGGTTGGGTTATCAAAAGACCAAAATCTTTTGCTGGTGACAGATTCATTTCATATCCAGGTTTTGTTGCAGATAAATTAAAAGGAATACATGGGAAAATAACAAATTTGAACCCATCGCAAATATCCGACAGATTTTCAGATCTGTTAGATGACAATCAGATTCATCATTTTCGATTCCATGATTTGCGTCATTATTGCGCATCTGAGTTGCATACTCTTGGAATTCCAGATGTATATATTATGCAGCGCGGCGGTTGGGAGGATGATACCACATTAAAAAATGTATATCGGCACGTTCTGGTTGATCGAGAAAAAGAGATGAATGAAATTGGGAATGATTATTTTTCAAAGCTATGCAACACGAAATGCAACACAAAAAAAGAAAGTGCTGAAAAATAGCGTATATTAGGATTTTTCTTGCAGGTTCAAGTCCTGTCATCCGCATTTTTATGAAAATCTTGTGTTCACTGGTTCTCGTAAAGAACGTAGTGTTTACAATGGTTTCGGCAATTTCAAATTAGCTCATAAAATATGTTATTTTGCCATTTTGGGCATAAAAAAGAAGAACTATGCAACACGAAATGCAACACGAATTTGATACAATATGTAAAAAACAGCCCCAAGGAGTAACCTCCAAGGGGCTTAAGTTTTATACCTTTTTGATGTATTTTGCAGAAACAAATCCAAAATATTTTCCGGCAATGCGGATATAGTACCAAGATGCTCCATCTTTGGCTTTAATGGTATCGCATACATCAACTAAATTGCCTTTTGCAAGTGTAGGATAGCTTTTAAGCTGTGCATACTCTGTTCCTGCCCATGTGCGGACATTAAGTGTATTTGCAGTTACCTTTCCCACCCACTTCGGAGTTTTAGACAGAATAGTTGGCGTTGAAAGCGTACTTGCTTTTGCGCCAGTGGTAACAGCGATAGCCACGTGGTGGTTATCATTCA